ATATATTGTAGGATTAATTGAAAATTTGAGAGATCTTTCTAAGGACCCTGTATTACGATTTGGTTCTAACGCTATGACAGCTCTTGATGGCTTTACTGGTGTCTTTAATGCATCAGCTGAAGCTCGTTTCAGAGCTATGGATGATCTTATTGCAACAGGACAACCTGTTACTAAAGATAGCGTCAAACCTATTGCTGATAAATACTACAAGCAAATGTTTGATGAAAGTGGAATGATTACAGATGAAGCTGTTAAGTATGCCACTAGTGAGATGGCACTTAACCTTGACACTCCACTTGCTAAAGGTATTACTGATCTTATTCGTATTGTACCTGGTCTCCGTCCTTTCTTCTTCTTCCCTACTACTGGGATGAATATCATTAATATTGGTGGTAAGTACGGTCCTTGGCAACCATTCCAACGTGATGTTAACGAACTAGCTTACGTTAAATTGGAAGACCTGTTGGCAGATGAAGTGCGTGTTGATGAACTACTCAGAGCACGTAACTTTGATGTAGCTAACATGGATACCATTGCTAAGCAACAGAAGATTGCGGACCTTAAGTACATGACTAGGGGACGTAAAGCTATGGGTGCTATGGCTGTAAGCGGAGCTATTGGTCTTGTTATGAATGATCGTATCCGTGGTGATGGTCTTTATGATAAGCAAGCTCAAGCATCTCGTGTCAAGAACTCTAATTGGCAGAAGCGTACCATCAAAGGTATGGATGGTAAGTGGTATTCCTATGAAAGTCTTGGTCCTCTTGCTGATTGGATGGCATTTGTCGCTAATGTAGCAGATAACTTTGACATGCTTGGTGAAGCAGCTACTGAGAAGTTCCTTGGTAAGGCTACGTTTATCCTTGGTGCCTCTATTACTGATCGTACTGGTTTGTCCAGTGTACGTCCGTTGATGGATATTCTAAGTGGTAACGAAGGTGCTCTGCAACGTTGGAGTGCTGGTTTTGTCAATAGTCTTGGTCCCCTTGCAGGTCAACGTGGTGAGTGGTCTCGCATCTTTAGCGAAGGTATGAGGGAAGTAGAGAATGATTTTAAGAGTCATCTTGAAAACCGTAACCGTTTTATTGGTGCAGGTCTTGATCCTTCTAATCGTCAACCCTTTATTTATAGCCCTGTAACGGGTGAAAAGAAAAACGGATATGGGTTCCTCCAACGTGTTTGGAATGCTTATAGTCCTATTAAAATTCACGCTGAGCAATCACCTGAAGAAAGGTTCCTTGAAGCTATTGAATTTGATATGTCTACAACCTTTAAAACCCGTAATGGTGTTAAGTTAACTGCTCCTGAGCGGTCTGAACTATTCCGTTTGATGGGTGAACAAGGTTTCTTTAAGAATTCAATTCAAGGTATTATGCAAGATGCTGGTAGCTGGAAGTCTATTGAAAAACTCCGTACCATGCGTCGTCAAAACATTACATCCGATAAAGTTTCATTGGATAAGTGGCATGATCTTCATGTTCGTTTGTCTGATGCTAAGCGTGCTGCTGAAGAATTTGCTTTCCAAAGCCTCAATGCTGAACTAATAATTGGTATTGAAAGTCGTATTAATGAGCGTGCTTTGACTCAAGAAGCAAATATTGCTGGTGAACTTCTCAACATTCGCAAATAACTAAAACCATGTCGTGTGCTGACGTACAAACAATTCAAGCAGGAAATGGATCGAAGACTCAGTTTTCGTTTGATTTCCCATATATTTTTAAATCAGAGATTCAAGTTTCTTTTTGGAACGCTACAACTAAAGAATGGGACGATATAGCACAGACGGATGCTACTTACCCTTGGCAGGTTACAGATGCTAACCCTACCATTGTTGAGTTTACAAGTACCGCACCGCCATCACCTGCGGTACCTGTTAACCCTGGTGAAACAAGTGTAGACAATGTACGAATTCGTCGTGTTACTAACATTGATGATATTCGTGCATTGTTCAATCCTGGTTCAGCCATTCGTTCGGATGACCTTAACAAAAACTTTGAACAACTTCGTTATGCTATTCAAGAGGCTAATTGTCAAGGTCTTCCTGATGAATTGTATCAATATCTGATAGATAATTACTGGGATCGTTTCAATAACACCATTTACTCTACCGATACTTGGGTAAGTGATGATTCAAACATTGCTACTACTCAATCTATCGATCAACGTATTGATAGTAAAGTAGATAATGCTTTGACTTTGGATATCAGTGGATCTGATGGTATTACTATTACCGATGATAGTCCTGGTAGTGGTCAAATCGTTGTAGGTATTGGTGCAGGTACAGTTGATCTTGATCGTATTAAAGATGAAGACATTCTCACTTATGCTGAGGAAATTGCTGGGTCTCCTACTTGGGATAGTGATGGCCGTATTCCTACGACTTATGCTGCTTCACGGCGATTTGATACTATTGTACAGCCGACTACACCGAGTGGATCGGACTGGCCTGTAGGTAAAACGTGGCTTCAAAATGATGCCGATAAGACACTTTCTGTTTGGGATGGTAATAGTTGGGAAGGCATTAGCTCTGGTGGTACCTTTACTAGTCAGGCTAAAGTAGTTTATGTTGATGCTACAAACGGTAATGACTCTAATGATGGTCACCGTATTAGCCGTCCTAAGCAAACCATTAAAGCAGCAATTAATCAAATCAACGCTGATGCTACCTATGGTGATGGTAGTGTTGTTGTGGTAGCACCTGGTGTCTATCAAGAGGTAGCACCTATTCAAATTCAACGTCCTAATGTTTCTGTTATTGGTCAAGCACTTCGTAGCTGTATTGTTCACCCTACTGTAGCTACTGAAACCAATACTCTGTTTGAACTTAATAGTGGTTCTTATATTTCTAACCTGACGCTAACTGGTATGAAGGCTAGCGGTTCTCTTGGTAACACAGTTGACGCAGCTTTACCTGTTAACCAAGGTTGGAACTTTGGTTTCTATAGTGGTGCTATTATTAAGAAGTCTCCGTACATTCAAAACTGTACTAACTTCTCAGATAGTGAGATTGATAACTCTAACATTGATGTAATTAATCCTGCTGGTGGTTCTGCAGGTGATACAGACTCTGCTCCTACTGGTGGTGGTCTGCTTGTAGATGGTTCAGTTGTAGATAGCACATCTCCACTTCGTTCCATGGTGTGTGATAGTTACACCCACGTTGGATTGAATGGACCTGGTATTCTTGTTACTAACAACGGCTATGCACAGTGTACATCTAGCTATGCCTTCTTTAACAAGTACCACATCAAATGTCTAAATGGTGGACAAGCTAACCTTGCTGCTTCTACTACTGACTTTGGTGATGAAGCATTGGTTGCTAATGGTAAGTCTGTTGATCCTATCTTTACTGCTGATCTTTCTGGTAGTATTGGTAGTGGAGAGATCACATTTACTATTGATGCACCTGTTGCAGATGCCTCTTGGCATGGTTCTGCTACCCGTCCACAAGGTAATATGTTGGTTGAATTGAACAGTGTTATTTATCCTGTTCTTTCTGCTACTGCTAATGGTGCTGGGTGGGATGTAACGATTAGCCGTCCTGATCCTACTAATCGTAGTAACAACCTTGGTCTCGATGGAGCAGTAACTACCCCTGCTACCGCTTCCTTCTATCTTCGTTCTATGATTGCTTCTAGCGGTCATACAATGGAATATGTTGGTAGTGGTACTGACTATACTGCATTGCCTGAGAATGGTGGTGTACCTGATGATTCTAAACAAATTGTAGAGTCTAATGGTGGTAAAGTATGGACTGCTATTACTGATCAAAATGGTAAGTTCAAAATTGGTGACTTCTTTGAAGTTGATCAACGTACTGGCTTTATTAACTTCAGTGCAGGCTCTTATGCCTTTGACGTTGTAACTGACTCCACTCCTGAACTTGGTGGACAACTTGATGCACTAACTAATAAGATTGTCAACCTTGGTGAACCTACTAGTGCACAAGATGCTGCAACTAAGAATTATGTTGATACTAATGGTCTGACTACAGCTGCTATTGGTGTTACTGTTCAAGGTTATGATGCTGATACTGCTAAGTATGATGACACTACTGCTAACTTTACAGGTACTCTCCAAAATAATGGAAGTGATGTTGTCTTAGATAGTGATATTGGTGTTACAGTTCAAGGTTATGATGCTACCACACTGAAGTCGGCAGACATAGGTGTCACGGTCCAGGGCTATGACGCTGATACAGCCAAGCTGGATGTTGCCCAGACCTTTACTGCACAGCAGACGTTTGGTGAACTGAAGGAATCGGTCTACACCCTTGGGACCAGCGGCAGCATTGCATTGGATCCAGCTAATGGTTCGATTCAGAGCAGCGTGTTGACTGGGGCACCGACGTTTACTGATTCGCTGGAAGCAGGTCAGACGATTGTGTTGATGCTGGAGAACGGTGCTAGCTACAGCGTCACTTGGCCAACGATTACGTGGGTTACAGGTGGAGGCAATGTCGCCCCAACGCTGACTGCAAAGGACACGCTGGTGTTGTGGAAGGTCAGCACGACTCTGTATGGCGCTTACGTCGGGAGCTACGTCTGATGCTGGGTAAGAAGCTTATTACAGCTGCTGCAGGCTCTGCTGCAGGTGGTGGTGGTGTGCTGGGTGTTGAGGATGTCTTCAGCACCTGGCTTTATACGGGCAACGGCGGCACGCAGACGATCACGAATGGGATTGATCTGGCTGGTGAAGGGGGATTGGTTTGGATTAAAGCGAGAGCTGGGGCTGACGGAACTGATCCTCACAATCTTTTTGACACAAACAGAGGTGCTCAGTGGCGCCTATTTTCAAACATTACTAACGCGCAAGATTTAGGCACCACGACACTTACCGCGTTCAATTCGGATGGATTTGCATTGGGAAGCCAGAGTAATGTTAACGGTAGCAGTACCACCTACGCCTCCTGGACGTTCCGCAAGGCGGAGAAGTTCTTTGATGTGGTGACGTGGACCGGCGATGGAGTCGGCACTAAAACAGTTACCCATTCCCTAAACGCAGTACCCGGCGTAATCATTGTAAAAAAAACATCTGGCGGAACCGGAAGCGACTGGCGGGTTTACCATAAAGACGTTGTTAATCAAGGAGCCTTAAATCTTACAGACTCATTTTTGTACGGCGGCATAACTAGTGTAAGTGCAAGCTCATTTGGTGTGAGTGGGACCGGCGACACAAAGAACGGTTTTAATTACCCTGGTTATACCTATGTCGCCTACCTATTCGCGCACGACGCTGGCGGGTTTGGCGATGATGGCACGGAAAGTGTGATTAAGTGTGGGAGTTATACGGGGAATGGAAGTACCAGTGGTCCCACGATTGACTTAGGGTGGGAGCCTCAATGGGTG